CTGCATCTTCTACTCCTATATCTTCAAATTTAGATGAATTAATCCATAAACAACGAGTTTGTGGACCAGATGTTTCTAGACCTTTATGTAATGATTTAAGCTTACCAGACTCTGGAAGTAGTATTTCTTGCTCCCTTAGTCCATTCATAAAGTCTTTAAGTTCAATACCAATCTTTTTAAGATAATCAGTCATAGCTGAATTAGGTATGTATATGGTTTTTGTATCTGGTTCTATACGCACTGCTAACTCATGTATAGGTTTCTGTATAGGTGCTTCGGGTAATCCAGACCTATGGTCAACCTTGCTATTTATAACTAATGTATTCTTAAAGTTTAAACGTAGGTATGTGCTTAATATTTCAACAGGGTTAAAGTCTTTTTCTTTTAATTCTTGTTTACCAATATCTAAAGCTTTATGCACTGCTTCATATACAGGACCTATGTCAATATTGTGGATACCTAACTTCTTGGCTAATGTAGCACCTAAAAATACGGCAGCCAAAGTTACTGAATACTTGCGGTCTTCACCTTGTAAGTTATATTCCTTATCAATCTTAACTTGCATTTGTTTTAATAACTCACGAACACGTGGTAGATTACGGATTAAGTATTCAGCCCAAATTTCGCCTGCGTGACCATAGTTATTCATCATCTTATCAAAATAAACGTCAGCTTCTTCTTTAGTTAAAGTGGTATCTTTATCAATTTTAAATTGCATAAAGCGAGCCATTTCACCAGACGATTGCGCTTTTTTGGAAAGAATGACCGTTCTGAAATCTGTATTACTTGAAAGAACACAAATCAAATTAAACGTTGTGTTATTAGTTCTTTCCTTATTAATACCATTACCTAATCGGTTCTTACCGCGACCCATAGATACAAATTTTAAGAACTCATGCAAATCATCTGCAGTTACATCTGTAAATTCATCTACAGCTGTAGGTAAGTTATTCATATAACCTAAACGATTAACTACAGAGTTTTGAGTATCACCCCATACGTTAATAAGTTTAGCATTGATGTTAGGGTCTCCATATACACTAGTCATAGCTTGTAGAATAGTAGACTTACCTTGTCCTGTTTTAGGATTGTAGAAACTTATAACGGCTGATTGTTCTTTACCACCAAACAATGGCATTAGTAATGAGCCAAAAGCACAGAATAAACCAAATGCACGTAGTTCCATGCCAGGTCTTTCATATACAGATATGGCTTCTTTCCATAACTCATATGTTCCTTGCTTATGTAGTTTAGAATTGATTTCATCTAGGTCTGTTGATACAGGAACATAGGTTGAACGATATGCATCTATCTCACGATTACCTATAAGTATCTTATTGAATGTTTTGTTCCAACCATATTGTTTATACATGGTAGTAGCAGACTTCTCTTTTTGTTTAGCACGAACTACATCTGCGATATAAGCCATTAGATTATCTAGCTGTTTACCATAGCAAACAATACCATAGGATACAATCAAGTCACGAGCCTTATCCTTAGCTAAAACTGTAGCTAATGGTGCTATAAACTCACGAACTCCGTCTTGTGGTAGATGAACTTTAAACCAACACATTTCACCTGCTACAGAGTCATGCATTCTATCTACAAGATAAAAGTCATGCTCATAAACTTGTATGCCATTATCACTTTCATCGGGTAGTGATTTATAGATGCCACCATTTTTACCTCTGAAGTAAGGGTGTGGTAAGTCTGGTATTTCATACTTTAATTCTTCACCAAACTCATAAGACTTAGCTGTTACTATATTATCTGCGCCACGAGCACGAGCAATAATTCTACCTAGTTGAATAGGTGAAGTTATCTTACCTTTGTGCTTACAATCTTTACATCCTTCTGGTCGTTTATTCTCAAACTCGCGACATGTATGTGGTGCAGGGATGCGACTAGCTTTATCCTCTGTTACATTAAAATCATAACCAGGATGATGTTTTGATATAGTATGTATAGCTGTGTCAGAATCTTCACAGAAAGCCGCGATAGATAAACCAGACCTCCACAAAGGTTCTTCAATTTCTTTTTGTTTTGTGGCTATATGCATTAGCTGTGCACAACCATCGTTCTTACGGCAACGATGAATAATCTTAATAAAGCTTGATGAACTATTTTCCATCAATAGTTTGGTAGCTTCATTCATTTCTTTTTTGACACGAGGCTTAGGAACTAAATGAATAGGGATATAAGATGCTATCTCATCAAATGACGTTGGTGTCCCTTGATTTAACATAACAACATCTTTAGGATTAAATCTATCCTTAAAGTTCTTTGTATTAGGCACTCGAAGCATACGAGATGAATCTGATGTGCATGCACGATCAGCTTTAAAGCCATGTTTCTCGCATAGGAATTTTAGTCCTTCAGCTACAGGTTGCCATGCAGCTTTAGGAACAGGGTAAGTAAAAGGCCAGTAACAGTGAATACCATTACCAGAATCTATTATGGTAGGTTCGGGTAGTTTGGCAGCGTCTGTAAACTTACGTAAAGCTTTTAAACCGTCTTCCTTAGTTCGATAGTCTTTCCACTTATTCTTTTCTTCATCAAAGCCACAGTCAATATCAAGCCAGAGAATTTTCTCTTCCTTAACATTGTCCTGTGTCTTCTCAGTTCCTTCTTTAAATGTAGAACAAGCAAAGTAGACATCTCGATTAAGAGATAACTGTTTGTTAACTTCGTTTACTGCATCATCAATAGTTTCTAGAAAGACAGGGGTGACTGCCTTACCATCTTTATTAATAATGCAATACCAGCCTTCTTCAGACCATACGTGCTGTAAAAAATCTTTTATTTGCATTATTCTCTCACAATTGGTGGGCTACTCGCGGTTTATATAAATGCAAAAATACCGTCTAAAGAATTTAACATACACATAAAAAGTGCTTTCGCCCATTAACTATTTACCTTCCCAATCAGCTACTAAATCATCTAGGCTAATATCACCTTGATCGATTTTTGGTTTAGGTGCTGGTGTTGGTTCTGCCGCTGGTTTAGAATCTCTAACTACAGGGTCTGGAATGTTATCAACAGGTGCAGGTTGTGCTACAGGTCTTTGAATTGGTTTTTGTTCAAACTCAACACCATCTTCATCAGTCTTATCTGTAGCTACAGTTAACACGATAGCACGTTTAGCATCTTCAGTATGTGATTTTTGTTGTGCAATATTAAATTGCTCATCAGTTAATCTACCGATAGCTTTGAACCCAATGTTAGAAGTATCAGTGCCTACAGTCATACGAGAAATAACTGTGCCTAAACTTTCACCATTAGCTTTTAAGTAATCATTATAGAAGTGTAAAGGTCTTCTTTCTGGAACACCATCACCAAAGATAGATGTAGCAGATAGTTTAACTCTGTAAACTTCGCCTGCCATATCACTAGCTAATACAACTGCGATATTACGGCTAAAGCGACAAGCCTTAGAAGTTCCTGGTCCAGAACCTGCTATGTTTTGTGGGCAGTTAGTGCAACTAACTGATTGTTTTTCAACAACTTCTGGTGCAGGTGATTGGCTATCATGAGTCCAACATGTAGGCGGTTTTCTTTTTTGTGCCTTCGGGTCATATTGTTCTTTATAGTATTGTCTGTGAACTGCGGGTGAGATGTTAACAATAACAACGTCTAAATGCTTTTGGTCTGTGCGACTCATTTCTTTGCCATTAACTTTCATGACAAAGCTATTGTTTTGGATAGTAATACTTTTTGATGTAATTGTTGATGCTGTTACATTAGAACTAAAACCATCGTCTCGTTTAGCGTGTTCAACCACGCCTGTTGATTGTGTAAAAATATCTAATTCTGTACTCATACTGTCTCCTTATTATCTTTGTTTCTACGAATTTGAACTGCATACTCTTGAGTAGTTTGTAATCCTGGTGGTGCTAGGTTAGGATTAGTTGCAATGAAATCTTTCATATTAGTTTGGCTAATACGTTTTTCCATTAACTCTAGTGCATCGTTCTCTTTAAGGAAGTTATACATAGAAGGCCAATCACTTGTCCAATATCTGGTTTTAAGTGTTCTAGTTAATGTTCCTACTTTTGTTTTTAAACTACTTACATTTAATTGACGGCACGCTTCGTTTAAAGCAAATTGCACTTGTTCACGTTGTGCCTTGATTTCTTTGATTTGATTTTCTAAATCATCTATCTTGTCTCTCATGGCTATTTCTGTAGTCATAAGCTTTTCTAGATTTACTTCGTTAATTTCCATACTTCCTCCTCTTGAAAATTGAATTGTTATTATAACACATCTTTACGTTTACGTAACTTTCTTGCTTCTTTTATTTCTTTATTTATTTCATACTCAGTTACAGCCACAAAAAATACTGTAACTAACACAATCATGGTTAGAATACCACCTATCCATTTTAAGTATATCATTCGTTTATCTCCTCTTTATATAAGTCTACTAATTTAATATGATGGTCTATCTTGTTTTGTAACATCTTGTAAATCTTTGTTTCTACAGGACTTCCTTGCAAATGCACAACAGTCATAGGGTTTCTTTGACCTGCTCTATCAACACGTGCACAGCATTGTATATATGTTTCAACAGACATCACAGGACTCCAAAACACTACAACGTTCGCTGCGTGAAGTGTGACACCATGTGATGCTGCTTGAGGTTGAATGACTAATACTTGTGGGTCTTTTGTTTCTTGAAAATTCTTGAATATTTCTGAACGTTTATTCATAGATACATCGCCATGTATTGTGTCACATGATATTTTATCTTTTTGTAACTCAGCCATAACTTTCTCAATACTATGACGGAAAGGGCAGAACACTAATACCTTATGGCTTGCTTCACTAATGATTTCTTTTAAAGCAGTCATACGATTTGATATATCAAACTCAACTACTTGACCATCATCAGAATAGATTGACCCTGCACTAACTTGTAATAGTTTGGTTAGCATTACTCCTGCATTAACTGCCGTTACATCTACTCCCGCAGTTTGTACAAACATATCTTTCTTTAATTTCTTATAATACTTTTCTTGTTGTGGGGTTAGTGGAACTTCACGAGTCTGATACATAACAGCAGGTAAATCTAAACACTCTGCTTTTGTATATCGTATGGCAGGTTG